AGTTCATCTAACATTCGCGGTAAGTCAATGAACTTGCTGTACATTGATGAAACAGCATTCGTTGAAGGTTGGGATGAATTTTCTGCATCAGTACTTCCAACTATTTCTTCTGGTAATACAACTAAGGTATTATATACATCAACCCCTAATGGCCTTAATCATTTTTATAAAGTCTGTCGCGGAGCAAAGGAAAAAACCAATGGCTTTGCATACGTAGAAGTACCGTGGAATAGAGTCCCAGGTCGAGATGAGGCATGGAAAAAGGAAGCTCTTGAAACACTTGACGGTGATTTACAGAAGTTTGCAGCTGAATATTGTTGCGAATTTCAAGGCTCATCTGGTACCCTGATTGATGGCTCAAAGCTCAAGGCATTAATACCAACTGAACCGATTATAAACAAAAACAGCCTTTATCAGTATGAAAAGTTTATTCAAAGGCATCAGTATGTTTGTGTTGTTGATGTGTCACGTGGTAAAGGACTAGATTACTCTGCTTTTTCGATTATTGATGTTACTGCCATGCCATACAAACAGGTATGTACGTTTAAAGATAATATGATAACACCGATTGAATATGCAGAAATTATTTACCGTACTTGTAAATCATATGGTGAATGCGCAGTACTTGTAGAAGTTAATGATATTGGTCAGCAGGTATCTGAAGTGTTACACTATGATTATGAATATGAAAATATACTCCATACAGAATCTGCAGGTAAGGCAGGTAAGCGTATATCATCTGGATTTGGTAAAAATGTTGATCCAGGTATTCGTACGACAAAGTCAGTTAAAGCAATTGGTTGCAACATGATTAAATTGATGATTGAGCAAGATCAATTGATTATCAACGATATGAATACGATTAAAGAGCTTTCAACATTTTCCCGCAAGGGTACATCATATGAGGCAGAGTCTGGATGTAACGATGACTTAGTGATGTCATTAGTATTATTTGGTTGGCTGTCAGATCAGCAATACTTTAAAGATATTACTGATATTAACACGCTTGCAAAACTTCGTGAGCGATCAGAAGAAGAGTTGATGAATGAGCTTACACCATTTGGATTTTTTGATAACGGTATTACAAAAGAAGATGAAGAATATATTGTACAAGGTGGAGATGTGTGGAAAGTAGAGTCAAATTCCGGAACCCTATATTGAAATACCCATATTTATAAATATAATCATGACAAAACATCGTATTATGAAAATCATATCAATAGTTTTCAATAATTAAGGGGAAAACACATGAGCTTTTTAGTCTCTCCAGGTGTTGAGGTCCGTGAAATTGATTTAACCAATGTTGTTCCAGCTGTTTCAAGTTCTATCGGCGCGATTGCAGGTGCTTTTTCCTGGGGTCCAGTAGAAGAAATTAGAACAGTAGGTTCAGAAAAAGAATTGGTTAATTTATTTGGCCGACCAACAAATGACACCTACAAATATTTTATGCCCGCTGCGCAATTTTTGCAATATGCAAATGCGCTAAGAGTAGTAAGAACAAATTCAACAGGATTGCTTAATGCATCTTCTGGTGCTAATCAAATTTCTGCTATTACGGTAACTGATGCAGGTAACGGTTATACAGATATTCCAGATGTAACTATTACAAGTGGCGGTGGTACTGGTGCTGCTGCAACTGCTACACTAAAGGCAGTGTCTGTTACTGTTGATGTTGATGGCTCTGGATATGCAGTAGATGATACAGTAACTGTTAACTTAGGTTCTGGTGTCGAGGCAGTTTTTACAGTTACAGCAGTTGACTCTTCAGGAAGCGTAACAGGTATTTCTATTACCAGCGCTGGTGTTTATACTGACATTAACGCAACTAGTTTAGATGGTGTTTCTACATTTGCAGTAGATTCTTCTGGAACTGGTCTTACGCTCGACGTTGTTTTAGGTGTTAATGCTATTACAGTTACCGATGGTGGTTCTGGTTACACATCTGCACCAACTGTTTCAATCCCAGGCGGTTCTTCAAACGCTACAGCTACAGCAACTATTGTTTCTTCTGGCATTCTTGTTAAAAATCAAGATCATTTTGAATCTTTAGATATTGCTACTGGTATTAAAGTTATTGCAAAATATCCTGGTACTCTTGGTAATGGGCTAAAGGTAATTGTTGCCTCAAATGCAACTTCATTTGCTCTCTTATCTTCAACAAACCAAAATCAATTCGACTTCGTTCCAGCAATGTCTAATTACGCTGAAGATCGTGGTCTTACACTCAATGTTGGTGAAGATAATGGTGACGAACTTCATGTTTTGGTTATTGATACAACTGGTGCATGGACTGGTACTGAAAATACAATTCTTGAAAAATTCCAAGGGTTGTCTCAAGCATCAGATGCACGCAAGAGTGATGGTTCAACAAACTATTACATGGATGTTATCAATAACCAATCACAATATATTTGGTTTGCGAATCATCCAGTTGAGTTAACAGATGCAGGCGAAACAGTTGCTGATAACGCCTCTGGATTTGCAACATCAGATACTCTACTTGAGTTTACTGTTAACGGTGGTGCTAATGTTATGCCATCAGTTGGAGACTTAAATACGGCTTATGAACTTTTTGCTGATGCGGAAACTGTTGATGTCAATTTGATTATTGGTGGAGATGTTGGCGAAGATGATGATGTTACTCATGCTAACAACTTAATTACAATTGCTGAAACACGCAAAGATGCTGTAGTATTTCTTTCACCTGCAACTGCTGCAACAGTAAATACAACCAATGCAGTTAGTAATGTGACAGATTGGGCAGATGAAGTTTCATCAAGTTCATATGCAGTTATGGATTCAACAGCATTGTATGTATATGACAAGTATAACGATACTTATCGTTGGATCGTAGCTTCAGGTGCAGTTGCTGGTTTATGTGCATTTACAGATTCAGTTGCAGATGCTTGGTTTTCTCCTGCTGGATTTAATCGTGGACAACTCCGCGGTGTAACAAAGATTGCATTTAATCCTAAGAAAGCTGATCGTGATGATCTTTATACTTCACGTGTTAATCCAATTGTTGCTTTCCCAGGAGAAGGTATTGTCCTTTATGGTGATAAAACAGCGTTGTCTCGTCCATCTGCGTTTGATCGTATCAACGTACGTCGCTTGTTTATCGTTCTTGAAAAGGCTGTTGCTACTGCTGCTAAGTTTCAATTGTTCGAGTTTAATGATGAGTTTACTCGCGCGCAATTCCGCAATTTAGTCGAGCCGTTCCTTCGTGATGTGCAAGGCCGTCGCGGTATCACAGATTTTGCAGTTGTTTGTGACAACACAAATAATACAGCTGAAGTTATTGATAGCAATCGCTTTGTTGCTGACATTTACATTAAGCCTGCAAGATCTATTAACTTTATTTCGTTGAACTTCATTGCCACACGTACTGGCGTTGAGTTCTCTGAAATCGTTGGACAATAAGGAGAAATAGAAAATGGCTATTCTCGGCGTAGATGACTTTAAGTCAAAATTAGTCGGTGGTGGTGCTCGCTCCAACTTGTTCAGAGCAGTTGTTAATTTTCCAGCATATGCTGCTGGTGATGTTGAACTTACATCATTTATGTGTAAGGGTGCTGCCCTTCCTGCATCTGTCATTGCTCCTATTACGATCCCATTCCGTGGTCGTCAGGTGCAAGTTGCAGGTGATCGCACATTTGAACCAGCAACATTGACAATTATCAACGATACGGACTTTGCTGTTCGTAATGCCTTTGAACGTTGGATGAACGGTATTAATCAAAACCGTACCAATACTGGTCTTACTAACCCAACTGACTATCAAGCAGATATTACCGTTGAACAACTCGATAAGTCTGGATTGATTGTTAAGTCATACTTTTTGCGTGGTTGCTTTCCTACTAACCTAAGCGCAATCGAAGTTTCTTATGATAGTGAAAATGCTATTGAAGAATTTACGGTTGAAATGCAGGTACAATATTGGTCAGCTAGCACGACCTCGTAATCGGTATTGATAAATAAAGGAATAAGGGAGGGCTTGTCCCTCCCTGTTTCCCTAGGAGTTATAAAATAATGGCAGACACTAACAGTATAAACATTTTTGGTTTTGAGATTAAGCGAAAAAATGACCAAAAGGAAGAAAGCAAAAAAACTTCCTTTGTACCGCCGACTACTGAAGACGGTGAAGGTTATATTGTTAATGCTGGCGGATACTTTGGTTCATATGTCGATATGGAAGGTACGTCTGCACGTACTGAAAGAGATCTTATTTTAAAGTATCGTGATATTGCACAACAACCTGAGTGTGATTCTGCTATTGAAGATATTGTTAATGAATCAATCATATCAGATGAAGATTCATATCCAGTATCTATTATTCTTGATGATCTTGATCAGCCTGATAAAATTAAGGATATGATTCGCGAAGAGTTTGACTATATTGTCGAGCTCCTTAATTTTAACTGGTATGGCCATGATATGT